TTGGTCCACGGCGCATAAATCATCGCGCACGTTTGTTAAACGATTGACCTCCATAGCTGGGGATACTCTGTTAGGGATTAGAACAAAAATGTTGACCCGGGAAGTTTTCAGCATCCTAGATAGAACGAATGCCCATGAAACGCAACACTCTCGCCGCGAAATTCTGCCGCTGTATTCAATCCGTCCGTAAAACTGTAAAACGAAAGACCAAGGCTGAAAAAGAGTCTGCGGCCATCGCAATCTGCGTGCGCTCCGTATTAGGTCGCCGTGGAAAAACTCTAAAACGCTTCAAATGTCTGCCAAAAGCTGTTCTAGAAACACAGAAGGCGTAACTGAATTTATACTCTTAAAAAGCATTTGTTCAGGTATAGTTTTAATTTGGCTGACTTAACCATGGAGGTACGCCACCATTGGTTGCAGGATAACAAGCATCTCTGTTACCTTCTTTGCACGTTTTTGAAGGCAGTAAGTATAACCAGTTGGCGAAACTTCCTTGGTCATTGGGAATACTTGTAGAAGGCATCGTATAAAACTGGCGCTGGCCTTGTGTTCTTCCAAACACGTCCGTCGGGTCGCTTGTCCACTGAACACGGAAAAAGTCATCCAGAATGATTTGGTTATTCGGATCAGAAATAGAATCCGCAGAAGGGCGTGTGGGATTGTATTTGAGTTCATCAAGCATCACATTCATAAACGGGTTTGCCGCAGTGGGGCGTGTCACAACCGCCACACCAGGGCGAGTAAAAATAGGCGGGAAGGCTGGTGCGGGCTTCAAATCCGTACGAATAGGCGCTCCCTCGGCATCCTCAAATCCCTCCTTCTTCACAATAGGCTTCTTGACTTCTACAGTGCGCGCATCCTGGATGATTTTGCCAAATAGCCAGCGACCGTATAAGAAAAATAGGCATAGAACAACAATTATAAGGCCGCCGATTCCAATAAAGGGGAATGATAAACCCGCGAGCACAAGCGCAAGAAGTAGCGCGCGTGTAAAAGCGTTTATATTATTGCTTTCACAAATATCTCCCACAAGCAAGTTTGTCCCCAGTAAACTTGCGGGGTTTTGTATCCACAAGGTTTCACAAGGGCAGGACATCCTACTCTCTAGGGAGCATTACTTCTTTCCACCCTTTTTGGCTTCCATCTTCTTACGGAGGCGCTCACGCACCAGGTTGCGGCGCGCATCACCATCACGCCCCACTTCACGCGCAAGGTCAGGATCCTCCATACCAAATGTATTGCGAAAGTTTTCCATCATTTCCACAAAGGCGCCATTTCCGCTGAATTCCTTTATGAGTTCTTCTGCTTCAGCAGCAATTTGCTCGGGACGGATTTCGCCTCTGCGCACTTTTTCTTGTAGGCGGTTGGCAATACGCTGAATCGCCTTCTGAAGAAATTCAGGTTTCTTTGTATAAATGTCTGTTAGAAGAGTAAACGCGCGCATCGGGTCTGTATCGCATGCCTTTAGTTCTTCAGGGCTCAAGCCAAAGTCTTCTGGCTTGAATTCACGGACAAGTTCTTCGGCTAGTTTGGCAAGATGCCCCTTCATAAACTTTTCAGGCAACTTGGGCATCTTATCGGGGCCGAGCCCACCCATCATGTCCGCGATTTTCTTGGAGATAGACTCAAAGTCAACGCTGCTCATCTTTTCGCGCCAAGTATTCAGGAATTGCTCCGTCCACTCGCCACCAGATGCGTCAAAGCTGAATTTAGAGGTGAGGCTACACATGGATAAAAGAGTCAGGTATTCTTGAATTGCCTTCTGGGTCCCCTCGCTCAGAGTGTTCCAGAGTTCATCTGTAAGTGTCACACCGGGTAAAACAGTTCCTGGAGTTTTGGTTGCGTCGCGGGAGGGAGCGCAAGTAGGGAGAACCTTTTCAGCGAATTCGGATAGACGGTTTTCAGCTGATAATTCAGTCGCGGCTGTAATTTGGGCTGAAAATTCAGGGAGAACCGCTGCCAGTTTCCCACAAAATTCAGTATACTTGTCCTGAAAAACAGTCTGTAAATTTCCAGTCGGTTCGGCTGCCATCTCTTCCCTGTTCTTCAAAAGTCCAGGGAAGAGTCTTTACGCTCTGAATTTTACAATTTTTCAAATGTGTGTGGATCCAAGATTATTATTAAAAGCATGAGTAAAACGAGACCAATATATAGTTTACGTCTAGGAATTCTGTATTCTGATTCAATCCATGTAATCGCATCTTCGGTTAAATTCCAGATTCCCACCCAAAAAAGAATTAAAATCAGGGCCACACGAATTCCGTGTAAATCGGAGGCGCTCACAACACCAAAAGCCTTTGCCATCTTCTAATCAGGAGGTATGAAACGTGCCGTATCGTATTCCGATTCGTTTTTAATATTAGGCGGCGACCGAGAAAAAGATTTCGATGGCGCCCTCACGCCGATTTTAATTCCTCGAGTTCAATCTGGCGGAAATTTACAGACACCAACCCCAGAATATAAACCGAGCCGATCTCGCAAAGTTTTGTGTTTTTTATTCACATTCAAAGGCAGTTTTCATCTTTTGCTGATTTCGGCGTTTGAAACTTTATTTTATTTCCTCTACGTGAATAAATCTGAAAATCAGGGAATTTTGACGGCGATTAATACATATTACCAACCGCTCGTCCAGGGCTGCCAAACAACATGGACAAATTCAACACGGAATTTCGCCCAAGATTTACTTTTACTTTTTAATCAAACACAAATTGATGCCGCAGGAACGGCCGAATCTGCTGCGCGGGCGGCGTACAATCAAAAATTGTTACATTATTCCATCCTGTATTCTGGAATTTGCGCAGTCCTGTGTGCCGGTGCCACTGTATATGTAAAGTGGCAGCGGTGGAAAATTCCTTGGGCTCGCATGATTTCTGAAAATTTTTCCTTCGTCCTCATCCTAGGTCTTTACGAACTCTTCTTTTTTAAAACAATCATTTACAATTACGACACTTTGGGCAAAGCAGAATTAAATCAATATCTCATTGATGGCCTCGCACAGTGTGCTGCTACACCTTAAACACGGGTGGATTGAGCCTTGTCCGCTAGAGCAATGAGTACTTTCATGTATTTCCAGATCGCAGCGCGATTGCTATCGGCTAGACCGGGCCAGTGCTTATCAAAGATGCCTAGCGCGGGAAGAAGTTCATTGTATTTTGTGCTCAGAGTCTGACGAGTATAGGCTACAATTCCATCAATATTTTCAGTCGCAATATGTTCACGGAGAGGCCGCCCCACATTCTCCATAAACATATCGAGAATCAGTCGCGGGTTAATCTTGCGAGCATTCTGGATGGTTTCTAGACCAACTTTAATATCGCGTTCCTCCGGGAAAGTATCGCGCAGTTCCTCTAGAAACCGGATGAGCATGTTACAAAAGGTCGTAAGAGGGGAAGGACCGGACATTTTCTGACTACCTTTTTATGGAGGAATTGATTTAAGTCAATTTTACTGACGCATCGGTGCCTGAGTCATACCTGTATTCCGCTGACGCATGTAATCCTCCATTTGCTTGTCAAACAGGTCTTCCTTCTTTGTTTTCTGTTGTCCTCTTGCTCCAAGACCTCCATTTGGCATTTCAGATGCCGTGCGCGTTCCTGGCGCGCCTTGACCATTCAGAAACTCAAAATTTCCAAGAGGAGCTTCGTTAGAATCATTGGCTCCTAGAAAACTAAACCCTTTTGTCAAAGAGCCTCCCATTTCGGTTCCCACCCAAGGCTCGGGTTCAGCAGATGTAGACTGACCAGGACGGCTGAGCAACTTCTTTTCAGACACCCAGTTCATAACGTCACCGTCTGTTCTAGGATCTGACTCCCCGCGAATCACGAGCGTCGGGACCTTTTTCAGCCAGGTTGGCAATTGCGGCCGCTGGCCATTCGGACCTTTATCAACACAAATGAACCGAAACTCGTGTTTGAAGGGTGTTTCATTCAAGGATTTAATGAATGCTTCAGACCATCTACAACTATTACTATAGAAACAAACATGCTGAGGTCCCCCGGAATTGCTCATTTCTTCAAGGTGCTCCTTCTTTTCAAGCGCAACAGACAATAATTGACCCATCGGGCGCAAACAAGAAGGTTTAAAATTGAACGGCGGCGTCTTGAGTAGGAGGGTACAACAACCCAAATGGAGCAAGCACGCATCTTTCAGAACCCTGTGTGGACTCGCGATAATACCATCACCTTTCAACTGTCTCCGACTCATGTAGCCTACGCAAATGCGCTGCGCCGCCTTTGTATGACTGAAGTTGATACGGTTGGATTTCGGGCAGATATCAAATCCGATGGGTCCACTTCGGACGTCCAAGTTCTTGCCAATTCAACTCCGCTGACGAATGAGACTCTGGCTCATCGGATTGGCCTCATTCCCATTTATGCCGACCCTGCTCGTTGGGATGCCGACAAGTATGAATTCATTCTCGATAAGGTAAATGATAAGGAAGAAACAATGGATATCTTTGCTTCAGACTTTGTAATTATGGAAAAGTCTGAAAGTGGTGACCGTCAAGTTCCGAGCCATTACTTCTTTCCTCCCCATATCAAAACTCGTCAGACGGCTCTCATTGCTGTTCTGAAGCCTCTCATGCCCGGTGGAAAGCCCGAGGAACTTCGTGTGCGAGCCAAGGCATCTGTTGGAACGGGTCGCCAGAATGCGCGCTTTATTCCCACGGCGCAGTGCGCATATTCTTATAGTCGTGATACAAATGAAGAACATGTGAAGGAAGCGTTCAGCAATTGGCTTATCCGATTCAAGAAGGGCGATCCAGTGGCTGTAGAAGCAGATTCTGCGAAGAAAGATCCCCTGTGGCGGGAATTTATGACTCTTGAAGTCAATCGCTGCTATCTCAAAGATGAAAAGGGAGAGCCCTACAGTTTCGACTTTACGGTGGAATCTGTGGGACCTATCAATCCTGTAACAATTGTGCTAAAGGCATGTGAAATGGGCGCGGAGCTCTGTAGGAAATACGCGGAGGAAAATCTGGGTGAAGATGTCACTGTACAGCCAGCCGATAGTCAACTTGTAGGATTTGACTTTATCTTCCAAAAACAAGACCATACTCTAGGCCATCTGATTCAAGCATGGATTGACGCGAATCTGATTGATGGAGGTGAAGTAACCTATGCGGGTTATGATATTCCTCACCCTCTGCGTGATGAGATGGTAATCCGTATTGGAGTTGCGGATGGAAATGAAGCGACTGCGCGCAAGGCTATTCGGGCCGCCATGACTGCGTGTATGGGCATGTTTGAGGCGTGGGCGCAGCAGTGGGACAGACTCATCCAAGGAAGCCAGAACCGAAATAACTACGGCGCAGTGAATGCTCGCTCAGCGTCTCCAAGCAACTCGGGCACTAACTCAAATAGCAATATGAATTCCAGCTCTTCATCCGCATCCGCAACCGAAGAAGCGCAACCTGTTCTGGCACCTCGTCGCATCATCCGCCGCCCCACGGCATCGGCAGCTAAGCCTTAGAGCAGTGACCATGAAAAATGATCGCTGCTCGCGATAAACTCACTTTGAATCGGCCTCAAACGTGGGGCTTTGCCCCCGTTGTGTCCATTTTCAATGTTCGTTTGTCTAACGGCGCATGTCAAATATGAGCACGGCTATAGCCACAATTCCTAAAAACAGTCCATCATTCCACATGTGCTGACGTGTAATCTCAAATTGATTATACGTCATATCTAATACTCCAGCAAGCCCTGTAAGGATAAACGCAACTGTGAGTAAAATCACTGCGGCGGTTTGAAGCGGTGTCATTCCTACTAGAGAGTATGGACCTTGAAATTATACAAGAAGCTAAAAAACATATTGAAGATGGAAATTTACCGTCCCTTCAAGGTCAGATTTGCGAATTATTTGATAATGCCGCGCTTCCTCGCGAACCCGACTGGCCCTTTATTTTTCACAAAGTTTATCTCCACGCATGTTTAAAAGGAAAACATGAAATTGCGAACTGGCTCACCGCCGCAATATATCCACTCATGGATTCTATTCAGCAAATAGCTCTGCGCCAGATTTTTCCATACGGGCGACTTTTACTCAGCAAAGCAGATAAACTCGCAGATTTAAAAAAACAAATGCACTAACCTCTAAAACTTTACAGTATTTTGAAAATACTCGAAAGTTTTGTTTCATACTGAGTGCGAGAATTGAACTCACGACCTCCGCCGTGTAAAGGCGACGCTCTAACCAACTGAGCTAACTCAGCGCTGGGGGCAATCGGGAATCGAACCCGAGACCTCTCGGACCCAAACCGAGAATCATACCACTAGACCATTGCCCCGTTGTGTCTGCTGTCAACCCAGACCTATACTAGTCTATCCGCAACCTTTTAAATAGGCTAAAAGTATTTAAATTAACTACCAGTAGGAGTATATATGGAAGAAATACAAAATATATCAAATATGCCCGACAAAGTTTTTAAACATTTTTTTACAAAAAAAGACCGTAATATAGTTAATCGTGTAAAAGAATGCGCATCATCTACATGTCATGAAAAAATATCACCTTCATATATTAATGTATCACTTAATAACTTTAAAAGGGGTATTGTATATTTTAGTAAAGGTGATGTAGTTGGTTTTGTTGTATGGAAAGAAAAAACTGAAGAAATGCCAAATAGTATGAAAATGTTGGCAAGTATGGCAATTGAACGTATTAATTTCAAGCCAGATACATTTATGGAAATAAGTTTACTTTGCGCAAAAATGAATACAAATAGACTTGGAAGTCATATACTATATGATATTAATCAATACTGTTTAGATAATTCTATTCATCTTATTGAGCTATATCCTGCTACAGCAGATTTGATTCAATTTTATCATAAAAATGGGTTTAAAATAAATAGCACACGGCTTCCACGAACGAATATATATCAACCTCGTATGTATAAAATTGTAGACCATATTCGTATTAAAAAAACGAATAAAACAAGACGACAGCGCCAAAATCCAATTGTTTCTAAAATGACCCCTGCTCGAAAAATAGAATATTATAATACACTACTTCACGAACAATTACAAAATGAACATAATTATACTATTTTAGATAATATTTTTATCCCCCCTAATACTGAATGATTAATCCACCTCTTCTACCTTTGGTCCAGGAGCGGGCCCACCAGCCCCACCTTCAGGAGGAGCCATACCCTCATATAGTTTCATCATGATGGGGCGGATCTTCTCCTCAAATTCCTTTTGCTTCTCCTTGAATTCCTCAGCCGCAGCATCCTCATGCCCGCTGAGCCAATCCAGACCTTCCTGAATCGTCGCCTCTCCCGCAGAAATATCAGACTCTCCCAGTTTTTCCTTCACCTTCTCCTCGCGCAGAGAGTTGCGCGCATTGTACAGATAACTTTCCAGACCATTACGCGCTTCTACACGCTCCATGCGCTCCTTGTCTTCGGCCGCATACTTTTCAGCCTCCGAAACTAGACGATCCACCTCCTCACGACTCAGACGCGCCTTGTCATTGGTAATCGTAATCTTATTAGACTTACCAGTGCTCTTCTCCACAGCAGACACATTCAGAATACCGTTGGCGTCCACATCAAAGGTCACCTCAATCTGAGGCACGCCACGAGGCATGGGAGGAATACCGTCCAGCTGGAATTTACCCAGCAGGTTATTGTCCTTCGTGAACTGGCGCTCACCCTCATATACTTGAATACTTACACCAGGCTGGTTGTCGCTATAGGTGCTGAAGGTCTGAGTGGCCTTCTTGGGGATGGTAGAGTTGCGCTTGATGAGAGGGGTCATGATGCCACCAGCAGTTTCCAGCCCCAGACTCAGAGGCGCCACATCTAGCAGAATAATGTCGTCGGTCTTCTTGCTGCCACCGGTCAGGATGTGCGCTTGGACGGCCGCGCCATAAGCCACCGCCTCATCAGGGTTCACGCTGTCATTCAGCTTCTTGCCGTTGAAATACTCAGTCAGAAGTTGACGGATGCGAGGGATACGAGTGCTGCCACCCACCATCACGATCTCATCAATTTCATTCTTCGCCATCTTGGCATCGCGCAGCACGCCGTCCAGAGGCGCAATGGTGCGGCGAAAGACGCTGTCGCACAGTTGCTCGAACTTGGCGCGAGTCAAAGTGATGTTAAAGTCATTGCCCTCGGCCAGACTATCAACCTCAATGGCAGCCTGCGTCGCAGTAGACAGAGTGCGCTTGGCGCGCTCGCACGCGGTGCGCAGACGGCGCAGAGCCTTGGCGTTATCCTTAATATCTGTCTTGGTCTTGCGCTGGAATTCAGTAGCGCAATAATCTACCAGGATATTGTCAAAATCCTCGCCACCCAGGTGAGTGTCACCGCCAGTGGCTTTTACTTCAAAAACACCGTCATCAATCGTGAGGACGGAAATATCGTGAGTTCCGCCGCCACAGTCAAAAATCAGAACATTACGAGTCTTGCCGTCACCCACTTTATCCAGACCATACGCAATCGCCGCAGCAGTAGGTTCGTTGATGATACGCAGCACATTCAGACCCGCAATAGCGCCAGCATCTTTCGTGGCCTGGCGTTGCGCATCATTAAAATACGCAGGAACGGTAATTACAGCACTTTTCACTTCCTGACCCAGGTACGCCTCCGCGGTTTGCTTCATTTTCGTCAAAACCATCGCGGAAATTTCCTCAGGGAGGAATTGTTTAGTTTCACCCTTGTATTCCACCTCAATCTTGGGCTTGCCCTCGGCGTTAAAAACTTTAAAAGGGAAATGCTTCATATCAGACTGAACCGCCGCATCATCAAAACGGCGGCCGAGCAGACGTTTCGCATCAAATACAGTATTTTTAGGATTAGCGGACGCCATTTGTTTCGCAGCGTCGCCCACCAGCCGCTCCTCGCTCGTAAAACTCACGTAGGAGGGAGTCGTACGATTCCCCTGATCGTTTGCGATAATTTCTACACGGTCATTCTGCCAAACCGCCACGCAGGAATAAGTAGTTCCAAGGTCAATTCCGCAGGTCGCCATTTCTCTAAGTGTAGATGCTATAAGGGTTTATACCCTTTTGGCACACTTGCCAGCAGATTTAAAGCGTGTAACCAAAAATACACAGAAATGGCAACGCATCCGAAACTTACGGTTCATCCCATCCTGCTTCCGCAGATGCGATTTACAGACATGTTTGGAAAACCGAATGCGTATCTGGAAATGAATCCCGCAATTCATATTGAACCGAGCGGCCGCGTGCGGATTTTAGTGCGCTGCGTAAATTACAGGAAATTTCATGATAAACAATTTACGCTTTACGAGCCGAAATCAAATTCAAAATATATTTTTATGAATGGATATCTTACCCACCGAAACTCGCTGAATTTGGAGGAATTTTCAGCGAAAGAAATTCAGTATTCCTATCCATCTCAAACCTATCCAACCTATTGGACTGGCTTGGAAGATATTCGTTTCGTGGATGAAAAAACAGTTTTAGCGACAATTCCAGAACTGAATCCGACTGGAAACCCCTGTATTTTCAGCGCCGAACTGGATTCTGCCGCCGCCGTCCTCCGCAAAATTCAGCCCTGCCTCCCAAATTCAGTCCCTGAAAAAAACTGGATGCCATTTTCGACTGAATCTGGAAATTTCCAGGTGATTTACAGCCTTTCTCCGTTTCTGGTAAAATCGCTCGCGAACGATGACAAGCGAGAAATTCAAACCAGTCCTGAAATTCAAAACGCACTCGCAGGATATCATGGTTCAACGAACGGAATCCCCTTCCAGAATGGTGAAATTCTATTTTTAATTCACGGGAATCGTGACAGATCCTACCACCGCTGGCTTCTCTTTCATCCTTCCACCGGTAAAATCAAAGTTTCTCCTGAATTTGTCTTTTTTAATCATTCTTACATTGAATTTCCCTGTAGCCTCGCCGAATGGAACCACACATACTATATCGGCCTCGGAGTAAATGATGATAAGGCCTTTATCATTGAAGTTTCAAAATATACAGTCCAAGGCCAGACTTGGATTTGTTAATACTATAGCATTTTACTAAAATGACTTAGTATTTATCATACAACACGCCACACGAGGCCCGCATCCTTAAACTGGACCAGAACCGGATTACAGTCATTCTGAGACACAATAGCCGTATAGGTATCCTCTTGCTTATTAAACCCCAGAGTATATTCAATCGCATTGTTACAGAAGAAGAAAGGATTTGTGTAGCCAACTATACGGTCCGTTTCACCATCAATCTTGATAACCATGTGGTAATACTTGCGAGGAGTGGTATACATTACACAGTGTGTAATTCCATAGAAGAATCCTGAATCTTCCACTAGATTTGTAGACCCGCGCACGTGGCTCATGATTTTAGGAGTTTCTTGGAGTACTTCAATCTGAAGGCGGCCATCAGAATCAGGTTTACAGATGCGGAAGGGATTCCAGCCATAAATTACACGGTCACCCTTGTATGAAATCCAGTTTTTCTCGCAATCTGTATCGTGCGGCGCTTTCAGATGTTTCAGATTTTCCAGACGACCAGCTGCCACATTGTAATCGCCCGTGACTTGCTGGATTTTTCCATTGTGACTGTATTCCATGGTCGTTCCAAAGAATCGTAGGGCTCCGCTCGCATCATAAAAGATGCGTAAATCCTCCAGACCCTTGATGTGGGTATTGTGAAGAGGCGCGAACGCAGGTTCCATCCGCTTTAGCGCAGACTTCACGGCGTAGGTTTCATCCATGAGGCAGGTATAGTTTCGGGTCCGCACAGGGTTATCGCCGCTCAGGTTGCCATTATCCATCATGAGATAACTGCCATTCGGCTGAATTCTGTAATTTACATAGCGCACGTTGAGTCTGATTTTTCCATCTTCCAGCGGCAGCATACTTGTGCTGGTAGGAACATAATCTCCCATTTGCTTGAAAGGCAACGTGCGCACCTCGCAGGGAACTTTTTGGACAAACCACTGTAAATTCATGTAGCAAGAATGCTCGCCCCATGTATTGAAATAATCAATCGCCTGTGTAACGGATTCCTGTTTCTTGTGAGGGAATACATAATCATGAATAATTGTGCGCTCGTAATCAAATCCGCGGTCGTAGCAATCGGTTTCAATAAAGAGCAGGTCGTCAGGCTTTTTAATCACAGAACCAAGCATCCAATAATGCCACGCCTTGAAATACTGGCGGCGATCTTTGAAAAAGCGCACCAGGTATAGTAGATTTTCAGAACGTTCCTTGCGATATTCGTAGGCCTTCATTCCCCACATTTCCATCTGAGCCCAGTCCTTCTTTTCAGCATACAGTTTCATGAGCATGTACATCGCATACCAAATCTCCTCATACCAGCCCCCAGCATCAATACGCTTCTTGTAATACTCGATGGCCTTGTCATGATTATTACTATCCTTATAGCTCTGCGCCAGATAAAACAGATAGCGAGGATTATTAGGGGATTCCTTCAGTCCTTCCTCCAGGAGGCGCACATCGCGCTCAAACTTGTCGGCCTTACAGCCACCATCTCCCACATCAGAAATATAGATTTTATCCATTGTAAGCGTATCCGTATTGGCGCCGTCCCAGTATTCGTGAGTTACGCCAGCGCAAGACCATGGATGGCCAAGTTTCATAAACCGAGAATTGTAATATTCTAAGTGACCTGATTTCTGAATCATTTTATAGCCAGCAGATGTTAGTTCGGACTTTTTGAACCCAGGTTGGACGACCAGTTGCATATCGGCATCTAGGGCCAGTGCGTACGTGTTTTCAGGATCCCAGCCTAATTCCTTACAATAGGCTACAGTGGCGAGGAAACTTTGGCTGCGATTGTAGCCAAAATTCTTGAAAATGTGCTCAGGGCCGTTAAAGACTTTGGCAGGAATTTTAAAATCTTTAAAATATTCCGTCAGAACTTCTACAGTATTGTCCGTGGAACCTGTGTCACACACGCAGACCGCATCTGCGATGACCATGCTACTTTCAATCATACGCTTAATAATTTTCGTTTCATTTTTAATCATAGTCATCAGCATCACACGCTTTTCAGAGGCAGGAAGGGGCGAATAAACCATGCTGTCATTATGGTCGGCAAAATAGGGCTGAAAGATATCGGGTTTTTCAACTTCGCACCCAGCAAAAAGGTTGACTTCCCAGGTCAGCGCATTCATAGTTTTACATTTTTCGAGTTGCTGCGTGTGAAGTTCATAGAATTCATCCACCAGGGGGGCAGGAACAATCAGAATTCCTCCGCAAAATCTCCAGATTGGAAATGTGTACATATTTCCAAAATTCACCTTGTCGCGGCCGTAGCAAGAGGGAAATTGAATTTTATTGGGGTGAAGCCCAACACTTTCAGGAAAACGACCCATGCGTTCCACAAAACGTTCGTGAAATTTGGAAACTTTTAGAATTCCAAGGTCAAACCAAACATACGCATCGGCTTGGATTAATTTTGACGCAAGCATCAAAAGTTCCGGTTTCGCATTCATGAGAGATAAAAATTCCTTGCTGTCTTTTTCCTTGTTTCTGTGCTCTGGCAGCGCAGGATCTTCAAATTTAAATGCGCGGAGATTTTCACGAGGTAGAAAAAATACACTCATATTTGGATGATCCGCAAATTCAGGTGGGAAAGATTTATCATCCGTAAAAATAATAATTTTAAATTTCGCATTCAAAAAAGGGCGAAAATTCGCAAACAACATTTCGGTTGTCGCAAAACTGTCAATCTTGTAAAAAGAAGTCACATACTGAACAGTAGGCTTGCTAGTATGAGACATGGTTATATACCAATTTCTTGATAATAGTCGTATTCAATGTTTAGGTGTTTACTCTGCGCTTTCATCGCTGGGGCGCTCAGAGGCTTCAGTTTCAGCAGTGGCTTCAGTTTCAGCAGTCGCAGTCACTTCACCCTCAGGCTTCTTGCGCAGCTCCAGACTGTGTACCTTGGTCATATTCACCAGATCCTCCAGACCCAGACCATTCACGTACTTGACCACCTCCTCCAGAGTCACCTTCTTTTCTTGAGCACGCAGTACATCCTTGAAGAGATTGTGAAGAACGCTCACGTGGTGCTTGTAAGGCCAAGGCAGTTCGTGGTAAGGAGTCTTACGGCCGCGGAAGACATCGCCATAGAAGGTGTACAGCTGGCGAGTGTTTTTACGCAGCAGGCCCTCCAGATCATACATGACCTCACGGTCTTCAGGATAGAAGGCCAGATACGGAGTCATGCCGCGAGTCTTGCGAAGACGCGCGAAACGCTCTTCCTTGGAGGATTCATTTCCGCGGATGCGGCGCACAGTCTCATACACCTGGCTGCGAACACGGAAACGACCGCCCTTGCCATCCTTTATCACGAGGCCCTGCCAGCCAAATCCGCGCTCCTGCGCTTGCTGAGACACCCACGTCTCTACAGACTTGGCACCACGAATCGCCTCCAGATTGTAGGGCTGAATTTCAGTGTCGGCATCCAGCTCAGAGTGGAATTCTGCCGCATCTTCCTCAATAGTCACCACACCGTCACTAGCCACAGAGCCCTGGTGGACAATCTGAATTCCAGCCTTTTCAATCGCCTTTACAATTCGGTTGGAAGGATGTTGGAGCACAACGGAAGTAAACACAGAAGTCCCAGACTCATTTGCCTTCAGAATCTTGCTACGATCCGTCACCAGGCCATCCATCATTTCCTCAAAAGTCAGCCCGCCGTCATAGAATCGGCCCTTGCCACCAATACGGCTACGGGTGGCCAGACTAGGCTCACCGCCCTTGGTCTGATAGATGTTAATCATAGTCCCATCCACAAACTCCTCGGCCTGGACGGCCGCCGCAGCAACATCTTCCGCAAACTTGCTGGCCTTGGGAGGCGCCACACATACGGGCAGACGAGTGGCAGTATCCACCACCACACTTCGGCACCAAGCAACGTGCGGCTTACTAAAGTCGCTCTGGCCCTTTACATAACGGACCAGCGCATATACACTATCTTTGGGTTCAACAATACGCAGCTTACCGCCCTCGGCAGACTGTAGCCAAGTCTTCAGGGCACTCCAGGACTCAAACGCAGGCCAATTAGTAAATACGTCAGTAGTATAAGGCATATTTCTCTACTATTCCTTCTGTACCCATTATTTAAGCCATTGCGGCCGACCAATTTTTTGGTCTAAACCCGCCGATATTTTTTACAAAAACGAGTTAGGACTTCCCGCATGAGCGATTCAGAAAGCGGGACGGGTGAATCTAATTCAAACTCAAACACAAACTCCTCAAATTCCGAGTCTAGCCAAGATGTTGAAAGTCAGCTCCCAGAAGCCTTGTCCGCAGGCCCTGCTATATCCGTCGCAGAATCAAACGAAGAAGCTTCTGACTCTGAAGACGAAGCTGAAAACCAAGAGAACGAGGACGAAAAAGCCGAAGAGGAAGGTCGAGGTATGGCTTTGGGCGATAGATATGAAATCAAGTCAAAACGGGGCACAACGCGTGGCATGGTCTATTACCTGAATCCTGAAAAAATGCTCCGTATATTGCCCGATGGCGCAAGTGACCGTTTAGTAGACTTTCCATTTGTAGAAATTACAGACCCCGATACTGGAGAAACTGGAATTGGATTTGATCCTGATCTTGAAGTCGGCGATGAAATTGCTCTTCTTTCTGAAGGCCCTGGTGTTGGATTTGTAGCACTTCACGGCCTACAAGAGGGGCAAGATCTTGATACATATAAATCTGATACGTCACTTGGACCTACATTAAAAATCATTGCTGTAAATCCTGAACAAGATACTATAACAGTTCGTGATGAAACTGGTGCAGAACGCAGAATTGAATTTAATGGAATGGGTATTCCGTTAGATGAAGATTTTGTTGTTTTACGTATTAAATCCTCTTCTGTGCCCGCCGAAGCCGCAGAACAAGCAGAATCTCTTGCACAACCTGAAGAGGAAGAAGAGGAAGATGCTATTGAAATTGAAGGGGATGTTGAAATTCCAGATGTGGTTCGTTTTATTGAAAAAACAGCCGGTGAAAAAGTGTACGATGAGCGCATCCAAAAAAGTTCCCTCTTGGAAGACTTGCGCTCTGTTTTGGACGAATCCAGTCAGAGGAATCCCCATATTCTAAAAAAAATCCGCGCAATAGTCGAAGTGCTCAGTGCTCTCAAGAATAGTTTAATTCGCCGCGGATCAAGCGGAATGCCTGAGGGAGAAAAGGACATCAGTCTCCATACATTAAATGATATATTTACAAATCGCGCGCCACCTATAACGAGGCCTATTCTTAAAACAAAACGTTTTTTAACAACGGAAGGGCGCTCAGATCTTATGGATACATCTGAACTCAAATCTGAAAAACTAGACAAGGTGACTGAATTTTCTGAGAAATACTTTGAAGAATTGGGTGGAATTCCAGTCGGCCAAGAAGGCATTGGTATTCCGCGCTGGTATCAAATGGTATCTGGATACTTTTCCCAGTATCCTCTTGGTGATATATTTCCCACTGCTGGCAACTTTACATTTCCATCTGACCTGGATTTTTTTCGCTGGGCGGCACCTGGAAATTCAGATATTCAAGGTCTTGAAAAAATCCCTTACCAAAAACGGGCCCAATACGCCGCAGACATTCAATCCTTTTTAGGAAAACTGGTATTTTCACTCCGTCGCGGCCATGGCGCCACCACTCGTACCGCCGCAACAGGAGAAGAAATCGTAATTCAAGCAGATAAGGCTAAACTAAAAGGCAATCTAATCTTCCCTTATAAATTTGTTCTCGAAGGTGCCCTGGGTGCGACAAGAACAGGAAAATTGTGGGATACATTGGAACGCAGTTTTGCTATAAAAATATGGATGGATAAAATTCTAGAAACCGCAGGAGGTGTAACAACCGAAAAGGATGCTAATAAAATTATGTATATCAAAACAACCGATGAAGGGGCTGTGGAGATTGACTTTACAGAATATTTACGCTCTCTACTTCAAAATTTGATTCCAAAGGGCAGCGGTGATGTGGCATCTTTAAAATATGATCTTGGTATTCATGAGAATGAATTTACAAAAGAGCAACAAGATGTGATTGATGAGCGCGTCAAGCAGGTGATTGTTTCTTTACAGGACTATATTCGTAAATTACGTGAAGAAGCCAATAAACCAAATGAAAAGCCGACGGCGCATCTGCTCTTATCAGTTGAGGTTTTGGATAGTATTCGTAAACAGATTGCGACGCAGGAAGGATTAAATGAGATGTTGAAGCGCATGGGCGATCAAATGCCAAATTATGCTAATATTGATGTTGCGATTGTTGGATACTTTTTAAAATACGCCCAAGATTACTTTTATGCTGCGCTGGCACAAAATCCAGAGGCTATTGAAAAACTTAAGATTGATTTTAAACGTCAGATCGCTGTAGATGAATTGATTGCGCAACGTAGATTAGCCGAATTGACAAGGGAACGGGGTCATGCGCCAGAACGCAACCCGTGTATTCACGCAAAGGAATTGATCATGTGTCGCAAAATAGAGGATAATTCGCGTAGAATGGCTGTGATGACAAAATTATTAACAAAATTTGATGGCGGCGTAGACCCAGAAGCACCAAACTGGACCACGTGCCTTATTTGTAAAAAACATCTCATTTGTAAACATGAAGTTTTACAAATTCAGCAGTTTTTACATCCCAAAGAAAAGGATATTTTACAAAAACAGATTATTTTAAATTTTGCGGGCGGTCGCGCAGGAAACAAGTATATCTGTAGAAATTGCGGCCAACCTATCGCAGAATTAGAATACAGTACAAGTATTGAATATGATGACGAGGGGCGCCCAATGATGGGACGTAGTGTACTCGTAGATCCAGACCAATTGCGCACAGAGCGCATCAATGCACTTCTTGGATTTTCTCTTGAAAAGGAAGATGAAATACGGTTTGATTCAGATATAAAAACGGAGTTATATAAAATTCTAAAGGTTTTATGTGATACGATTGGTATTGATTTGAGTCCTGATAGTCTTCAAAATATCTTGGAGCGTGGCGAGGCACAGCGCAAATTAGTATTGACTGAAAAACAGTACAAGAAACGGGATGAAAAACTACAGTACAATAAATATTTGGCTCGTAGTAAGATTACGATTGTATTGGCTCTGCTCCTTATTGAAATTCAGATACATCGCCCTGATTATCCTGTAAAATATATTGTGCCAGGCTGTAGGGCTGGATTTGGCGGGTATCCTCTAGTCGCGGATGCGCCTCCCACGGACCCTGAAAAGTCGGTAGGCATTCATTACATGGCATGTGCTGTAGCAGGTATCTTTCAAAATAATGAACCTTGGATTGATGGATTTCAGACCATCGCTAATCCTCAAAAAGCAAAGGATTTAATTCGTGAAAACCTTATTATATATTTAAATATATTTTTAAAGGATATTTCTATTAAACAGGCCTATTCAAAGAAACGCGAGTATATTTCTGAAATTTATGGAGCAGGTGCGGCGGGCCGCCCTAAAGAGCGTCTTCCAGCTGGATTTTTGCCACGTCCTGAAAAAGAAGAGGAGGCAAATCTGAATGCGGCGGCGGCGCCCACGATTGTAGAGGGCATTCACGGAGAACTCGGTGAATTATTAAAAGCGGATGCGTGGATTCGCGGCGCAAACAGGGCCGCGCGCGAGGTTGGAAAGGCCCAAGTCATTTCAGGAAGTCCATTCGCGGAAACATCTTGCTGTTTTGATCCGGTTCACCACCCAAATCAATTCTGGTCTCAAGTTGCGCTGCCTTCAAAGCCAGCCTATCGCATGTTAAAACCTGGATATGCCAGACAAACGATACTGTATAGCTCTATAGTTCCACGCACTCTCCAAGCCTTTAATGCCACACTCTCTTTGGATACAGCATACAATTTACTCTTTTATCTTTGCTACAAGGGCCCCAATATGGGTCTTCCACATGAAATGGGGTCTGACCATAAATGTGACTGGTGCGGTATAGAAATTCCTACTGAAGTCTTCTATCCAGACCAAGATACGAGTAAAAATGAAAAAGAACATGCCGCCTATTTTGAAAAACGCCGTCTTATTGAGCAAAGTGTAATTGATAAAAATGGCATCACGATTACGGATGAAATGTTTCAAAAAATCCTAGATATTAGCCATGCGCGCAATCAAATCAGAGCCTATAAGAGTCCTCATCCTGAAACACCAATTGAAATCCTGAATAAGTATCGCACTTTAGAGAAGCCCCCTGTCACTGGATTTGGGGAAGGGTTGGTGGCAGCGATGAGAAATCTAGACGGACTTCATGGTTCTACTGCGGATGCTGAAATTGCTATCGCTTTGACTCCTCTGCGCGACACTATAAAGAAATATGAAGCCAGAATGCTCCCTGCTTTACTAGGCCCTGATTATAACATCATTGCGCGTGAACTTTTTAAAGAACCCGTAGAAACAATATTTGAAGTTTTGCGAAGTTACTTTTTAGTTCCAGCTCAGCGCATTTATTCTGGAAATTATAGCGCCAAGGTATATTTACGCGTTACTGCCGATTTGAAATTGGCTGAAAGTCACCGAAAAGAGGTAGAAGACATTTTAGCAAACCACACAGAGTATTTGACACAAATGCCGCTTGAATTGGATGATGGTGAAGATGATACGGCCATTGAAAAGGCTTCTATTAAACTTGAACATTTTATTAGTCAAGTCTCAAAAATCTTAGATCTTTCTTCTGAATTACGCGAATGTCGTATTCAATTTTCGGATACACTTTCTGGGGTCGAAAAGAAGCGATTTATGGCCACTCTCATACGTGTGCTATTTTTTGGACCTATTGGTGAATTGATTGATCCTGAATATGTTCCCATGAATGATGAAGAAGAGCAAATTCCAGATCCAGGACGCAGCGATTCCTATTTACAGAACTTTGTAAAGGCATGTGTTGCGAAATATAAGGCTGAACGTCTTTCCTATAATCCTGAAGTTGTAAAACAACGTATTGAAGAAGCAAACGAACGTGAGCACCAGCGATTTATAGATAAGATTGATAAATTACCATCTCATTTGAAAAAGGTGGAACTTGAAAAGAAGCGCATTGGCGCTGGGGATTGGCAGGGGGTGGGGTGGTCATACGACGCAGATCAATGGGAGGCAAACCGTCAAGTCATGGGAGGAAATTACGCAGCCATTTCCACTTGGTCGCCCGACGGAGAATTACCTGAAGGCGTAGAAGCATATGATCCTACAGGGTATAATGAAGGCCCCCCTGGTCATGGAGAAGACCAAGGGATGGGATATGATGTTGCGCAACCAAATGATGACGATTAAACATTGAAAGATAGAATAGGATGAGGCGCTTATTGGCCGCAGGTATTGTATATTTGATTGTGATTGCTATTATACTCACAATCAAACCGGCATTCATGTTTACCGAGGACGGTACATGGAAGGAGTTTGGAATAGGACGAAATCCAAGTACACATACCTGGATGCCATTCTGGTTATTCGCAATACTTTCAGCACTTGTATCATATATTGGTATAATTCTTATTTTTTATTTTTTTAATTTGAATGGTGAAGACACTGTGCCAGCGCCTACAGGGAAATCAAAACGCATGACCGTGCTTGATGAAGTAGTGGATGTAGAACCTGAAGATGTTGAAATAGAAGTTGTAAAGCCAAAACGAAGGGCGAGGGTCGCGAAAGAAATGGAAGAGGGATATTATGTATTGAATCGCGCCGCAACAGAGGCGGCTGGTGGCGTTCCCAAGTATATCTATATTGGAAAAGGTCTTCCAGAAGATTAAGCGCAACTCTGCGCAAATCCGCTCGCAATAGCCTCTCCGAACATTCCAGCCCAGAACATATAAAAGGCTATAGCATAAATTCCGCCGTAAGAAGCCTTATACCCGGTCGGTACGATTGATTCTATAGGGGCTCTTATAAAAGATACGAGAGTTAAAAGTAAGCCCATAATAATAAACCCAAGAACGGTGGCACTTCCGTAGGCGACCTGTTTTAATTTTACAGTATTACAAGTTGTATATTGTAAAATGCTGTTTAGTCCAAACGCTACTAGAAATCCTAATGTCGGAAGCAAAATCCATTTAAGCATATTGTCATTCCAACCGGATTGTACATGAAGCCAGCCTAATAAAACTGTAATTCCGATTAAACTTGTGCCCATCGCGGCGCTCATGCCGAGTGTTTGCGCGGTTCCCATTCTCTTCTTATCTACTAGAGGATAATGGCAGACAGCAGTAATACCGAAGAATCAAATTCTGGCACAACAAGTTCTAGTTCTGGTTCAACAAGTTTCAATTCCGGATCTTCTAATTCAAACTCCAATTCAAACTCCAATTCTAATTCAGATTCTAGTTCAGATTCGGACTCGGATTCTTCTACTGTAGCCCCGCCCCCAAGACGCCGTATTGTCCGTCGTAAACCTGTAGAATCTGGAAGTGAGTCAGAAAATGAAGCCGGTATTCAGGATTTTAAGAAATTTTTTCCTCATGTTGTAAAACAACCAACGACAATTGAAGAATGGGTGGAGGCTCGTCGCATGTTTCCTAATGAATTTACATATAGCGCCGCTGGAGATTTAGTTTCCGCAAAAGTGCTGCCATCAGACCAAGAGAAAATTATTGTCGTGCCCGAATTTGAACCTGCCACAGACGAATATATTCAGGAATTTGAGAAAACAAAGCGTGCTGAAATTGTTGCGCCAGAAGATGAATTCGTCCTTAAAAAGCGCGAATTCAAAGAAAATATGCTTCGTTATAAGCGTGGGGAAATTACAGCAGATACAATTCTTACACTAAATCAGCAATTGCGCGATTATGAAATTGCTTATAACGAAAAAGTAAAATACCCTCGCGCATGGGATATAGAGCACGGAGTCATGGAGCGTATGCTTACATTCGGACATTATGATACGCGCACATTTGTAGAGCCCGTATTTATGGCCTCCTATACGACATTCCCACTGCGCCAATTCTGGATGCCAAAACGTAAAGAGGAAGCGCCATCTGAACAAAGCCCTCAAACAGCGTATGAGGCTTCCAATTCAAACTCAAACTCTAGTTCAAATTCAAATTCTAGCCAAGAAGGTGGCCAACAGCCGACACGCGAGTACACCGCACAACAGCGCGCTATTATTGGAAAAGCAATGGCTGCCAGAGCGGGACGGTTTTAGTCTATTCAAATGAATAGGTCTTTAACTTATCTTGAACTGACGCACAATCGGCGATTTGTGCCTCAAAGGTGTAGCACAAGCCATTTCGGTCCCGATACGTGACCTTTCCAGCGTTTTCTGGACGCGGCCATTTCACAACGCGGTCCATATTTGTTTCGGGCTTCAATCCCAAGAATATAATTCCTCCCACGATCAGCCCTGCGACGAAATATATAATTTTAAAGTGATGCCACATCTTCCCTGCTACGTAAGTAGGAAAAGATGTTGGCTGACATCTTAAAAGACCCAAAATTTAACCCCGTGTTTAGTTTCTTGATGGGTGTATTTATAGTTTTATTAATCCGCCCAGTTTGTAAAGGCGCTGCGTGTTTTAATTACAAGGCCCCCCCTATGAGTGAAATTAAAGAGCATGCTTATAGGATTGGCGATACGTGTTATAAGTTTGTTCCTAAAGAAGCCAAGTGCCCCTTAACAGGTGTGGTGGAACCTTTTCAATGGACTGCTGCGAGCGCGTCTGCTTAATTCCTGTTAATTTCAAGGAATACGACAGTAAATTCAAATGTCTGACGCTGGAACTTTACTTTCTGATTTGGACGGCATGGCCCGCCCCAACGATGGCGACTTGGTTGATAGTATTCTGTCGGATATGAATAAGGGTGGAAATGGTTCCAATCCGGTTATGATGGCCCCGCTCCCACCACAAGGGGCACGCATACCTATGCAAAACGCACCAGCCATGCCGAGCACTTACCCGAATGCTGCCGACCCGGCGGTTCCAACTGCGCACATGATTGGCCGCGACCACCCGACGGAGGCCGATTTTCAGCGAATGATGATGGCTGCGCAAGGACCGCTTCCTTTTAATGCTATGGCCCCTCAGATGCAGCAGACGGTTCAACAAGTGCCCCAACAGCAACCCGTCTATGAAGAGCCTAAGAAGAACTGGCAAGGGCAATGGATTGATGAATTGAAACTTCCTATCCTAGTCGCCATTGTGCTCTTTATAATGACTCTCCCCGCTGTCAATTTACTTGTGAATCATTATGCGCCCAATCTACTTCGCCCCGGTGGCGATTTGACAACTCTTGGTATGGTCGCCAGAGCTGCCGTGGGCGGTGCCTTATTCTGGATCTTTCAACGTGTTATAGCACCTCTGGTATCTTTATAAAGTAACCAACCAACAATTTCTAATGAGTTTTTGTAGAGACTCGTTAGAGTATGGACGGAAAGCAACTTCGTCAGACATTTGCCTATGGATTCTTGGCCCTCTATAGTTTATATGGCATCTTTGGAATTGGAATGACAGGCCTATTATTCAGTTTTGCGATTGGTTTAATTGTAACAAGCACGGGTCAACCTATTGAACTTATTGTAGCGGCCACAATTCTGTCTGGATTAGTGTATAAAATAATCGCTGAACGTCGCCGCAAGGAGGGATTTGAATCCGAGCCCCGTGCTCTCAAGGGTGCTAAGGATGCGCCTCCTCTGGGCGAAGGCCAGAGCGCCACCGCAATCTCCAAGCGCGTGGAGCAAATGGGACTAAAGGGCGCTTTTCAACCCAGCGGAGTTCTGAGCAGCAGTTTTGCCGAGAGTTTTGCGGATATTAACTCTAGCGAGCAACCCAGCAATGCTGGTTCTGCGACCGCGAAACCGGCTGGTGAAAAGACCCCTGCCCCTTCCGCGAGCACCCCTGCTGCTACAAATGAGCCCACGGTGAGCACACAAATGGCGAGTGCGCTGCCTTCTTCCAACGCTGCCGCCGCAGCCACTCCTGACCCCAAGGCCACCGAAAAGCCACCGGCGCAACAGTCTCCTGAAGCTGCCAACCCTGCGACAGCGCAAACGTCTGGATTCAGCGACAAGGGAACTGCTGGAATGTTCAAACTCGGGTCCATCCCTGCCGATGCTGTGGGCGGGGCGCACATTGATGTAGGAACTACACTGATGAATGCTCTTAATTCTCTAAAGCCCGACCAAGTCAAGGCCATGACGGAGGATACGCGCAAACTCATGGAGACTCAAAAGTCGCTTATGGGCATGTTGACAACTATGAAGCCTATGATTACCGATGGAAAGCAGATGATGGAGACCTTCACTGAGATGTTCGGCAAACAATAAGTAGAGTAATAGTAAATGGCTAAACGTGTCTGCCCGCCAGGCGTCCTATGTATGACTCCAAGCATTGGAATCATACTTATCACAGGAATTTGTATTGCGCTGTATTTTCTAGTCAAGGCTGGCGAGCCTATGGAATTCAAAAAACAGTCGCAGCCTATTCAGATTTTCAACACGCCGCCGACCGTTATGGGTGGAGGTGACGACCGCTACACACGCGCCCCTGAGCCTCTGCGCTTCTGGCAAACAGGGCCCGATCTGCGCGGTGCGATGATTCCACCCGGTGCGGTCCCTGTAAATGTCCCCACTCGCGGCATGCCTCAAGCATTCCAGCAAATGGGGATTATAAAATCAGGGGAACAAATCCTGCCTCTGTATGGCCGTCAAACAGCCTATAGATCCGATCGCTACAATTATTACACGCGCACAGATTCGTATAATCCAGTCCAACTCCCAGTTCGTTACGAAAAGCGTGACTGTATGGATGGCATTGGCTGCGAGGAATTGCTGGGCGGGGAAAGTATAAGCGTCGCGGGTATGAATAAAACGGGTCACGTGGAAACCTACAAATTTGACGGACCCACGTATATTCCTGGTCTTGTTTGATTCTTATAGCCAAAATAGAATGGGCGACACCTGTCTACCAGGCCTTCAAGGCTTCCCTGTACAGATTACAGGGTGGTCTGGACTCACTGATAAAGTTCCTCTTGTTACGCCAAATGATATTCAGTTACAATTCAGTCCTAGCAACGCAGTAAGACAATTTAATAGGTCAACAGGTGAAATCCAGCAACATGGAAATAGCACATTTTTCATGAATGGAACCCAGTTTACAGTTCGTCAAGTGAGACTCTGTAAACCGAAGCAGGAGGGGTTGGCCTCGGTGGCTGGAAATCCAGTGGCTGAATTTCAGATCTGGGGATTTCCAGTTGGGGCTGTAAATTCAGTTCTGGAATTGGCCGTCCTCATCGTCCCCGTTTTCCAGAAACCGACTGAAACTGAATCTGGAAAATCCATCTTTTCAGTTGCGACTGGAAATTCAGCCTCCCTACAATCCTGTATCCCTTCAGGAGTAGAAGTTGTAAAATACACAACCTGTATTGAAACCAGCACGAATTCAACTGTAAAAATCTCAGTAGCCTATTGGACCCAAGGCGCGCAAATTACGCAGGAAATGTTGCGAGCTCTTCCTCAACAACTTCCACCCGCTGGAATTCCAGATAGTTTTGGATTTCGTGTCTTATCCTCCTTTGTACAATTTGCGGATGAAAAGAGGACCAAGGGGCAACGCCAGTATCAGGATATTCAGTCCGTTTTACAGCCCTACACAAATACAGTTTTGCTCTCTACGGCAACTCCTGAATTCCAGAACGCCTTTCGCATAATTCAGAATTTTGAAGTTAAGACTGGTCGCGGCACGCAGGATACAAGTGCATATAAATGCGTAGCCATTGACCGAACCCGCGACATTAAAGATGGAAAATTACTTATTGACCCTTCTACCGGCCGTCGCTTGGATGAGGAAGTTCAAGTTGCCGATGCGCAGAAAGCTGAAGCTCTTGGAAAAGATGTTAGCACAGGAGCCTCTGCGCGCTCCATCTGGATGACGGTGTGTATAGTTCTTGGTGTAATATTAGGTTTAGGAATTCTCTTTGGAATTGTATATATGATTTCAACACATGTATTAACACGTGAGGGTGCTGGTATACCACCAATCAATGCGCAGACGGCAGCTGTTATGGCAAGCATGCCCGAAGGAATGTAGTTGCCTAATGTAGGATGAACGCGTGGTCTATAGTGTTATTTGGAGTTATAGGTATTTTGTTGGCAATGGCTCTAGTTGTTTTTATTCCAAAGACGTGTACCGTTGCGAGGGTTGAAGGATTTCAAAATGAGTCAGGTGAATGTGTATTTAATGCTAGAAAATATGCCGATAGATACCCTGATTTAAAAGACGCGTTTGGTTATAATGAAGCAAATTTAAAAAAACACTATATTCAAAATGGTATTAATGAAGGAAGAACACCGTGTGGAAATGACAATCCAAACTGTAGATTTAATGCGAAGAAATACGCAGATAAATATGGAGATTTAAAAAAGGCGTTTGGTTATAATGAAGCACAATTAAAAGCACATTATATAAATAATGGAATTAATGAGGATCGCTCACTATGTTCAAAATATATTCTAGGAAAGTGCCCAGTAGGAACAAAAAGTTATACGGATCGATCAGGAAATCTAAATTGTTGCAGAGGTCAAGTATCTGGAAACACATGTGAGGGAAAAATAGAATGCTCATTTAGTTCTAATTCATCAAATATGCCATTTTGTAATACATTATATTAATTACTCAATCTTCATAGACCACGTGCGAGCATCTGTAGTAAGAACCGCAGTAACATTGCGTTTCATGGGGACGCGCATGGTTCCCTGTTTGAATCGGCCGAGGCGCTCAATAAAATCTTTAATAGCATGGATTCCAGGTTTTGCGAGACCGCGACCGTGGCAGATGCGCTCAAAGATGAGAGACCAGCCGATTTCGTCCATTTCAGTTTCAACCGCCGCTGTAATTGTATAGATGCCTCCAATCTCGCCGCTCTTTAGAATCGGATCGTAGAGAAGTTTCTCCACAATCCGATTTTGTTTTTCCAGAATTTCTGCGACCTCTACGAGTTTTGCGTCCACAGAGGGGCCAAACTGCTTGTGCGTAGCCGCATGAAAGTGCTCACGAAACTTGCCACGATTGCTCCAAGAAGGAGTCGTATTTTTCAGGTACGGAATTGCTAGACGCTGGCTCGCATCATAAATCAGCGGCTTTTCTACATTCAGAAATGGTCTGGAAATGGCAACGCCCATCTGAATTTCCCTCGCGCTCATCTTTTTCAGATTGGAGAGATGCTGCCCTTTTGCGAGATTTGTCCAGATATTTTCCACAACATCGTCGCGAATGTGGCCGAGAAGAACATCTGCCGCCCCTGTAATCGCGAGAATGGCCCTGTAAACCATGAAGCGAATGTCGCGAGTCATGGATTCGTAGAATTCGCGCTCTGTACATTCGCGGCGGAGCCACTGAATGCGATACACATAGAGCGGAATCCCCAGTCGGCGACAATATCTGACAAGGAATGCGTATTCTTCCAGACTTTCTGGGCGATTTCCGTAAATAATATGAGTCGCCGTGACATGCGCGCCGAGACGTTTTAGGGCAGCAAGCATAACCATAGAATCTACACCCCCACTGAGACTTACAACTACAGGAGTTTTAGCATATTTTTCCAAATATCCGTCAATTTCATTCGTATGGTCATTACGCACATCATTATGCCAGGTCATGCTACGATACCGCACAGGATAAAAGTCACAAATGGCGTCAGAATCATAAACAGAATCTACTGGATGTAGATTGAAGATGTCAGTTTTAATCTCTTCAATCGTAAATGCCTTCTTGTAAGTATCTTTGTAGAAGGCATTTAGAATAGGAAACTGTGCGAAGGATTTTCCTTGCCCGTGAATCCATCGTTTATGAAGAAAGTAGAAGATGAATGAATAGTCTTTCATATGTTTGAAAGGCATGAGACTAAATACGAGTTCAACTTCACCAGTTTCTTTGGTAAGTGTGGCCAAGTTTGCCTTCACAAGCCTACATGCGGCCTTGCGAGGTTCCGTGAGGTCCTTCTCGCGGTCAAAGTGTCGCATGAATTGGTCTAGATAAATGACTTGACCATACATATTCTCTTGGGTATAGTCATAGTTTAGGAATCGCTCTTTGATTTCCTCATCTGCGACGGCCTTTTCCTTCTCCGTAGTAGGCAGCCAAAAGGGCTTGTTGGCGCGCCAGAAATCAAGAATTGTGTTCATTTTTGGGTACTCTTAGTACTCCGTAGCGGTCGCGTCAATTTTTGCTGTGCACCTATAGAGGCGCTTGGACGGCATCAGGATTGACCCACTTGAAGAGTTGGTTGATGGCTACTTGAACGCCATCCTGGCTGCCTTCGGTGGGCAGGGGCTCTTTGCCATTGATGCTTTCGGCAACAGGTTCAAATCCATTGTCGCCAGAGTCTTCTTGGGGCATGAAGGGGTGGCTATCAACTTCGGGGACTTCAAATGCGGGCTGCTAGCTGTA